TCACACTTTCCCGCCCTTGATCACCCGCACCTTGCCCTTGCCGCGCGTCGCCGGCGCCATCAGCTTTCGCTTCGTGTGAAGCTGTAGCTTGGCAATGATCTCCTCCGTAGCCCTCATCGGCTCTTCGAGATAGTCCGGGTCAAACTTCTCATACCAGTCTGTCGTCTTCGACCCTTCCTTGACCGAGTGGCCGAGCCATTTGGATCTCTGCTCTCTCGATACCGGGAACGAGACGCGCCGCATGTTCGTCGCCATGAAGTGGCGCAGCGTGTAGCAGGTAAGCTCCGGCAGGTTCAACGCCCGCCAGATCTGCTTCCCTTCCTCGTCGAATTCGTCCTCGCGTTTGCCCATCCGGTTCAAGCGCTTCTCCACCGTGTCCTGATACTGGCTTATCGGCTTGTCGTCGCCCCAGTGGGCTAGCCAGGCGGCAAGGTTCGTCGTCATGCGGATGACGGGCCGGCGCTTCTTTGTCTGCCTCCGGCCGACAGGATTAAGGTCGATCGTCCCGAACTCCTCATTGACCTGCTTCGACCGCACGAGGTCAAAGATCGCCTCATTGCGGGCGCAGGTGTTGAGCGCGATCATCACGTAGCGGAAATCGACGTCTTCCTCGATCGCATCGATCCAGCGGCCCAAGTCCTCGAACGTCGGGATATATTCGCGAGCGGCGGATACCTCTCCGCCGATATGGTCCGCTATCTCTTCCTGATTGCAGAACACCGCCACGGAATGGTCGAGAAGCTGCACCTCCTCTTCCTTCTCGTCTCGCACGATGATCTGAGGAACCGCCGCATAGTTCACAGCGGCGCGAACTGAAATCATGTAGGTCATGATCGATTTGGCGGTCAGGCTGTGCTCTTTGGCAAGATAGGACCACACGCGGCGTTGGTTCGTTCTCGTGAGGTCGGCAACCTTCGGCGCCCCCATAAACGAACGGAAGGCGGCATAGACGAGCTCTGAAGCCCGCCTTGCCGCCATGAATTGCTTCTTGCCTTTCGGCTCCGCGTAGTGGTCCTTGTAGTGGGCTAGGACATCGAAGAGATAGACTTCGGATGGGCTGCCGCTCGACGGGGTGGGGGTGCCGAGGATACTGATGAGCTCTTCTTTGGCCGCTTCGAGATCGACTGCAGAAAGAGCTTTTCTCTTAACGCGTCCGCTTCGCTCATCGTACCAGTAGCGATAGAAGCCGGCTCGTCCTGGCTCTTGCTTGATCCACTGCTCTCGATATTCGAAGAGCCCGCGGGGCTTTCGCTCTCTTCCCATCCCAATTCCTTAGTCAATGCCATTTCTAGGTCGCTCATCGGGTAGGCGACTTTGCCGTCCTTCCCCTTGAACGCCCTGATGACTTGTTGCCGTCGCCAGCGGTTCAATATCTGTGCACTGAGCCACGGGAACTCTTCAAGGGCCGTCTCGTGCAAAATCATCTCCGAGAGGCGAACGATCGTGTTCGGTGCGCTCATCTTGCCTCCCGCGCGGACTGCGCCAAATATCCGTGATGGCTAAAAAACCCACGAGAGACCCCGACGCTCCCGCTATAGGCGATACGGTAATCCTGACCGGCGAAGTGATCTGGGTTGACGATGACGGCGTGCCTCGGGTCAAGATTGCCGGGGGCGACCTCCCGCACGTCGTCGTTCAGGCGTTCGATCAGGTCGCTCATCGCTTCTCCCCTTGCGCTGCGAGGGCGGCACGGAGCTTGAACATGTCGTCAGCCGCGACGGTGGCATTACCGAGCGCACTGGCGAGAGCGGTGATGGTCTGATCGATCGGCTTGCCGGAATAGGTGTTGAACAGGTGTACCGCTGCGGTCAGGAGCATCATCACGCCTTCTGCCGGGTCTTTGCCCTGCTGCTGGCAGATAGACCGCGTAACGCCCTCTATGGCGAGGATTGCCGAACGAGGATCGTCCGAGAGCTTTCCTTCGATCTCGATCTTCATGGCTTCTTTCCTTCAGAAACAAGGGCTGACGCGAGGATTCCGTCTCTTTCATCCTTGGTCGAAAACGGGTAAGCAGCCCGCAACATGCCGTCTATCTGCATCCGCGTGAGCGTCACGGTTTCAGCACGCGCATCAACTGTGCTCGGGTTGGGCTGGGGAGCGGCTGCGAGGGCTGAAGCGCGTTCGCAAACGATCCTTGCTTCGTCAGCCGTGATCATGCCAACGGGCTGCATGTACCAACGGTCATCAGGCCCGAAAATGCACCAGCGCTTGAAGTTATCGTGACGCAGTGCCCAGCCCTCCGGCACGCTTACCGGCTCACTGTCTGCCACCGGGGCGGCGTAGAGGGGGATGGGCAGGGGGCCGTCATTGCCGCAATGCATCCGAACACGGTCATAATCGACGTGCGACCAGTTCGCGGTCGGGTGCAGCCAAGCCACAGGCTCAATGTCTGCTGGCGTGGATAGGGCGGAGAGGGCGCGAACGATGTGGAACGCGATGTAGTTCATGCCGTCGAGGCAGGTATCGGTGCCTCTCCAGCGCTTGTAAGCTTCGTCGCCAGCCCTGCGAGCAATAGCAACTGTCGACATTGGAGGCTCTTCCACCGGCTTGCCTGCTTCAGCGGAGCGGGAGGAGAGGGCGGCTTCGAGAATTTCACGAACATCTGTCTCGTGAAGGCATTCACCGGCTGGCATATTCACGCTCGATAGCGTGATACGGAGGCCGGCCTCGATCATTTCCTTGGTTACGGTCATGTCAGGCTCCTGCCTTCGAAAGGGCTGCGCGGAGGAGTTCGACGGGATCTCCTAAATCCATGTCGCCATCCATGTTCCCTGTCAGGTGGCCCAGAGCGCAGCGGCATGCTTCCAGCAGCGCGTCGTGAGCGTTCACGGCTTTGACGATGAAGGCAGCGTTGGCGCGGTGGTAATCGAACCGCCATGAAGCGGCCGTGTGGCTCATCCGGCATACATGAAATTCGCCATTCATCATGGCCAGAGGCTTCATGGCCTCTTCATCGACGTTAACTGGCTGAATTGACGTGTAGACGTTCCCGTTGTCGAAGTTCGGTTGGCTTACGACCTTCCACGGCAGAGGCGTGTGCTTCATCTCAGCCATGGAGGTTTCCCCCGAACTGCTGGCGAGCGTTCAACGTTCCATGCGAGCGCTGGCGTGAGTTGTGGCCGATAGGGCTTTCGAACGAAGCCTCCTTGATCGAAGCCGCCTTTGCCGGCACGAGACCGGCCTTCCCCTCTACTGCAATGGGGAGGGTGGATAGGGCGGCTTCGAGTGCCTTCTGCATAGCTGCAGGTCGGCATTTGCCATCGACCTCGGTGTAAGCCTTGACTGCGGCGACCTTCATTTCGTCGGTGATCATGCGTCAATCCTCTCGTACCTACCGGTCGCCCAGTTGAATTTCGTGTTGGCCGGCTTCTGAAAGCCGCGGCCCTTGCTCTTGATGCCAAGGTGCTTGTCCTGCATCCTCACCGTCTTAGCGGCCATGGGAATGTCGTGCTTTGCGGTTTTCCAGCGATGGCAGCGGACGCAGACGGCGGCGCAATTGGATAGGCTGTTGTCTTTCGAGTTGGCATCTAGAACGATATGGTCGAACTCAACGCCGAATGACAAAGGCGCATCGCAGCCTTCACCCGCCTCGAAGCCATACATCTTTCCTACTGCCTCGCACTTCATCCCTGAGCGTTTCAAGGCGTCTCGTTTCGTCTGCTTTGTGAACTCGTTCCGAGACATCAAGCACCTCCACAAGCGCGGACGATGATCCCTACGAATATCCCGGCCACCATCGCTGGCCCAATCCAAGGGAAGAAGACATCAGAGAACCCTCGCCAGAATGCAGACCAATTCATCTTCATCACTTCCTCACAAACCTGCGAAGGAACCGCTGCAGGACCGTCTCTTTCGTCTCGGTCTCCTGCACGAAACGGGAGCGGCGGTCGGAGACCTGATCCATTCCGATCTCTTGGCGAAGTCGGGCGTGTGTCTCTTCTCGCTTTTGAAGATGGGCGAGGGTGGAGGGCCGGCAGTGAGGATATTTCCGCAAGTGCTGTTGAATCGTGCTCATGCTGCTCTCGCTCTCTCTTCTGGGGTGGGGGCGACATATCCGAAGTCACGCGCAAGCAGCTCTGTGGCTGCATTGAAAAACGCAATCATCTCTGGCTCGTCGCACTGTCGGGTGTTGATGGCGCGCGGTACGCCAACCAGGAAGCCGTTAGCTAGTCGTATTGTGTCGACGAACTTGACGGCTGGCCGAATGTAGGCGTCCAGCGCTTCCTTGCTCGGTGCGCAACCTGTCGCATCGATGCAATCTTGCAACGTAGCCCAGTAGGCTTTGAGGCGGTCCAGATTACGCCACTGCTTGATTTCGAGCTTGACGCGCTGGCCCTGCTCTATGCCGTCTAGCGCTTGCATGTCGTACTGCATCTCAGGCCGCAAAGAGTTGCCTTGGCGGATGAATGCATAGACTGGCTTCTCTGGTTTCTTCGCCATGACGCACCTCAGAACGGAATATCTGAGTTATCGTCGTAATCGTCTGGCTGTTGGCCGTAGGAGTCGTTGCTTCGCTGTGAGCCACCGGTATTGCCGTCTGGTGGGTCAAGCATCTGAAGCTTTGCGTCAAACCCTTGCAAAACGCATTCTGTCGAGTAGCGATCATTGCCGCTCTGGTCGGTCCATTTCCGTGTTTTCCAAGATCCCTGGATCAATACCTTGCTGCCCTTCCTTAGGTACTGTTCGGAAATTTTGCAGAGGCCTTCGGAGAAAATCGTCACGGAAATCCATTCCGTTTTCTCCTTGCGCTCGCCAGAATTGCGATCCCGCCATGTGTCAGAAACCGCCAGCCGAAGATTAGCGATCGGTTTGCCCTCCTGACTTCTCCGAATTTCAGGGTCAGCGCCGAGACGGCCGGTGAAAGTGCATTGGTTAAGGTCGCTCACTGGTTCACTCTCCTGCCATCAGAAATTCGGGTTCGTTGCTTGCCGACTCTGGCGCATACAGGCGCTTCAGTTCGTCGACCTTGGAGCGGACTTCAGCCAGGAACTTGATGACCTCGGCCTCAAGCTCGGCAATCATCTGGTCGTCGCGCTCGACGCGGACGCAGAAGAACCGCATGGATTCCGGCATGCGTGGATCATATGATACGAAATCGCACCACTTCCGGCCCGTACATGCCAATTGCCATTGCATTTGCGTGATGTACTTGGCCGGCGCCGATCTGCCGGTCAGCGTCTCGATGTGCGTTGCCGTGAGCGGGCATTTGATCTCGACGAGGCCCTCAACACCCACGAGGCCGTCAGGGGAAGCGCCCGCATCGCCAATCGTCGGATGATTGACGAAAGGTACCTGCTCGACTTCCTCGGCGCGGTAGAACTCGTAAGCAGCCCGCGCTTCCGGCTCCATGTCGGTTCCCCATTGCATCGCTGCGTTGGTGAAACCTTCCGTGGGCGTAAGCGTCAGGCGCTCGGTAATGAGCTGCGCTGCATAGTTTGCTCTGGAGGCTGCATAGCCCTTCTGCGTCTTGGCGATCACGTCGGCCACGCGAGAGGCGGTCACTTTTCCCAGCCTCATCATGTGCCAAGCGTCGGAGCCCTGTACGATATCAACCATTGTTCGCGTCCTTCTGCTTAGTCGCAGCAATGCGGCGGCGCAGAGAAGCAACCGCGTCGTTGAACTTCTTCATGGGGATTTCGGTGACTGCCTCGACCTTCCAGAACTCGCAGAACTTGACCGTGTCTGCGCCGCTCTCGTCGATCAGATCTCGGATAACTGAAGCCTGAGCCTCGGTAATTGTCTTGACATCGTCTGCCGTCTGCTCAGACTTGCCGCCGTCGTCGTCATTGGACGCAGCCAGACCGAGCGCAGCCTTGAGGGTGTAGCGCTGGAGATAGGTGATCGTGGAGCCGACAGCCTGGATGCTGTTCTTGTTCCCAGACATGTCATGGGCGCCGGAAAGGGAGTTCTCTTCCGAATGGCCCTCTCGGTGAGACACGATGCAGGTCACGGTAACAGTGCCGGCCGTGGTCTCAGTGCGGAAGCGGTAGGACAGACCGTACTTGGTCAGGATCGGATCGATCGTCCTGGCGATGATTGCCAAGTCCTCGTACTGGTAGTTCGTGCGGCCCTTCTGGGTGGTGAAATCGACCTTCTTGCTCTTGGCGATGACCGGGATTTCAGCCTTTGCGAAGGCCATAGCCTCATCGAAGGCACGGCGTGAGTTGTTCTTCTCCCAGCGCTCCTGAAGGGACATCAGGCGCTCCAGAACGTCGATATTCGCGCCCTGAGCTACAGCCTTGTCCAGCATATCCATCGGCGTCATTGCGTTGGATACGGGGACAGAGACGTTTGCGGGTTCGTGTTTGATAAGTGCAGCCATTTCAAAGTGCTCCAGCTAGTTGATAGCCCAGAAGGAAGAAGACGGTCGCGCCGGCACAAAGCTCTGTGCTCTTCTGGCGAAGGAAGTGGATGGCGGCGGTCATTCGGCTGCCTCCCTGTTGAACCGGTCGCGATACCAATCGGCGAGAATGGCATTCATGTATTCGTGGATGTGGTCCGCGAACGGATGTTCAGCATGGCGGATCAACGGCTCTATCTGCTCCGAGAAGTAGAGGCTTGACCCGTCGTGATAGCAGGCGCAGCCGAGTAGCCAGCATTTGTCATGATCCGGTTTCCCGTCGCCGAACTCGTAAAGGCGCGTTTTGCTGTGAATCTCGATGCCGCCGTAGAACTTCTCCGGCCAATAATGACCTTCGATTTGTGGCTGTGGCGCCGCCCATATATGAACGCCGCCGTTCTCTCCGACTGCTGTCCACGTATGCGTATCGCGGTTTTCTTCACTTGCCGGGATGTAGTTGAACGTCAGGCTGGTCATTCCGCAGCCTCCACCCACTGATCGCCGATGCGGCTATCGAGCATTGCTTGATAGGAATAATCTGCGTCAGGCTCGTCCTGCTCGGCATACTTCTCCGCAAAGAAGGTCTGCGCGTGAGGATCGTTCTCAATTACTTCCTTCATGATGTCGAAGAGCCAGCGCTTGAGCTGACTACCGAGGCCAGCACCGCCGTTGCGGTCGAAGAATGCGCCATCGTCGAGGCGGATATCGGAGACGTAGAAAGCATCGTCTCCGTCGCTGACAAGCTCTGCCACGCCGTAGGCCATCATGCCGTGGCCGAATACGGGCAACTCGTCGAATGGGTATTGGATGCTGAAGGCGGTGTTCATGTTCGTATCCTTGGATGTGGGGAGGTCAGGCCGAGGCCGAGAGGTCACCCATGTCTTCGTTCGCCATGAAGTCGATCGCTTCAGCTCTGGCGTCTTCGTCGCTACGGATATTCTCAAGAACCTTGAGCGCTTCAGACCGCGCCTGAGCCCTTCTGAATTCTGGGGCAGACCTCCAAGGACCACCCCAGCTTTCGAAGATGGACGAGGCCATCTGCTCGATCAGCCTCTCCATCACCGGCCTACTGAGATCAGCTTGGAAATGGAGCCGTCCTGCATGACGTATGCGCTGTAGAAGCCACCCTGCGGACCCTTGAGGCCGAGGTGACGGACCGCGCCGATACGGGCAGTATTCTGGCCAACGGCCTTGTCGAAGCCGATCTGGTATTCAGTGCCGTTGATTTCGATCCGTGCCATCTTCGTCTCCATCCTTTGTTGAGCGGATCAGATCTGCCGGGGCGTCTTCGTGATCGCTTTCGATGACTATGTTTGTATCATCGGGTGTGACAGCCGTCAACAAAAATGTTTCATCGGGTGTGACAGAGTTATTGCGCTTGTGGAATCGCTGGCGTATATCTGTCGTCAGATTGATGGGCGACCGGGTGCAACTCCCGAGCTGGTGAAGCCCACGGCGCGGGAAGCGAAAGCCCTACTGTGCTGCCAGGTAATGAGGGCGGATATGCTGAAAGGCTATCCTGCCAAGAGCGACCGACCGACTGACGGTACAGAAGCTTTAGGTGACGCTTTCCCCGCTTCTTGGATTTGATCCAAGGGGTAGGGGGAAGCTTTGCCTTCTCTCCCTCCCTCTATCAAGTACAGGGACTTAAGATAGATAGGTAGAGATAGAAGCACTAAGACAGTTCGCTCCTCACGAAAATGTGATCAAGCAACGAACAAGCGCAAAACGTCCCGTTTTGAGACCTATCAGCGTGGCTTCGCTACATCTCGTTGAGCCTATCTTCAAAAGCCCTATAAAACTTTGGGTAAAAAAGTCCGAATGGGGAAGTCTACTGTCGTAAAAATTGAATCAACAACCCAGAGATTGCGCCCTGTTTGAAGAAATTGTGGCGAGCAAGATATTTCCACAACTTATATTGTTCCTATCCGAAAGGATTAATCGCGGCTATCTTTTCCAAAGGGACGGCTAAAATGCTCAAGGAACAAAAAAATCATGCATAGGCGGGAATTCTTTTCTCTTTCGGCTGGCCTGGCACTAGCGCCGGCGAGGCTCGATGCAACCGAACACATAGATGAATGTCAGGTGCACGCAACAAGCCTTCTTGCTGCTCTAAAAACGAAGCACGGCGGCGATTGGGTCATTCATAGCGATGAGATGAACGAATTTATCTTGATCCGAAGAACTGGCTAACCGTCTGTCCCGGTAAGCGCCTTAAGAACCCGGATAGCTTGGGCCCGGTTCTTATCGTTGATCATCCTCATTAGATCAACAACCTCACCTTCCTTCGTCGGGTCTACCCCAAGGAGGTCGGTTACGCTCACATTCAGAGATGATGCGATTGCCTCAAGGACCGGCTGGGAATAGGGCTGCTGCCCGTTCTCGATGCGGCCAATGCTGGCGTGAGAGATCGTTTCGTCTGGGCCGTTCAATTCTAGACGGTCAGCAAGACGACGCAGGGATAGGCCGCGATACTCGCGCCATTCCCGAATAAACGTCTTGCCGTATTTCCTATTTGTCATACTCAAACTATAGCACTCCGCGTGTCACACGTGGTCACACCGAGCGTGACAGAAAAGACTTGCGTGCTGTTACGCCCCATGTTACAAGGGGTCATGAATAGCGAACAACACCCACTCATGACGCACCTGAAATCTACCGGCGAGACGCTTGCTTCATTTGCGCGTCGAGCGGAGATGAGCCGGATGCAGCTGTACCGGATTATGGCCGGCGAGAACACCAAGCTGGATACGCTCACCAAGATCAGTGATGCGACTGAGGGGAAGGTTACGCTCAACGATTTTAGCCTTAAGAGGTCAGCGTAATGATCTATTTCGCTCAGCCTAAGAACGGTGGGCCAATTCGCATTGGCTTCACGGCCGACACGAAGGTTAGGAAGAGGTCGCTTGGTACGTGGCTCCCAGGCGGAGTCGAGTTTATCCACGAGATGGATGGTGGGCTTCTTGGTGAGACCATTCTTCATCTTTGCTTCAACCCGATCCGGGTGGAGCGCGACTGGTTTAAATCCTGCGGGAATATTTGGCAGTTCATTTTGGATGCCAAGCTTAGGCGCCCGGAATGGTTGTCGGCCCACGATGGGGACGTTCCCAAGCTTAGCTTGGCGGATCTCTGCGAAGAATTCGGTGGGATAGAAGGCGCGACCGCCGTGCTTGGGTATAGCCGGCCTGAATTTTTCCTGCAGGCTGTAAACTGGCAGACAAAAATTGGCGTCTCTTTGTTCGCCAGGGTCGAGTTCGCGAGGCTCCTCAGATCAGGCGACCTGCCGACGTACATTTCCATCCTTCACAATTCTTCTGAGAGATTTTTGGAGGCGGCACAATGACATCAGCGCTTCTTACCGTTTCTGACGCCGGCCAGAGATCGTTCAATCTTGTTCAATTCCCGGCACATTTGCCATGCGATGTCTCGTTTGAGATGCAGCCTGACGACGATCATAGCCTTCATCTGCCCATCGCCGTCTTGGCTGAGGGCAGCGAAGCCTACTCGGACCACATCGCCATCGTCGGCCATCTCCGTGATGAAATTTGCGTAGGAATTCGGTGCTCCCTCATCGAATACGACAATCTGAGGGTCAGCAAACTTTCCGACGACGGGCATCAGCAATCCTCCAAAGCCATGCAGGTGTCAGCATGACCACGACCATTGAAATACTCAGCGGATACAAATGGCTCGGATCGACCACTGCGCATTCGTGCAACTGCATGGGCCCACGGAACGGTGAGCCTCTGTGCCCTTGCCGAATGAGATCGGTGAAGGTTGAAGACGGTCGATACATCGAGGTCATCGATCATGGCCCAGTTCGCCCGAAAATCTCCGGGTCTCTCTTCTCCAAAGCCATTTCCTCAGCCGAAGAGAAGCAGGGAGCGGCGTCATGAGCGAGACCTTTGTCGATGGCCGCAGTCTCCGTTCTCTCGCCCGGGTATCGCATGGGCATGCAAGCAGGGAAATCAACGGCAACAAGAACAGCCGCACTTACTCGTCTTGGATGGCTATGCGCACTCGGTGCACGAACCCAAAGCGTGAAAACAGCGACAGATATTTCGACCGAGGCATAACCATTTGTGAACGGTGGGAGAGCTTCGATAATTTCCTGGCTGATATGGGCGAGCGTCCCGAAGGAACTAGCCTCGACCGTTACCCGGATTTCAACGGGAACTACGAACCCGGAAATTGCCGTTGGGCTACGCCGCGTGAGCAGGCAAGGAACACCCGCAGGACCCGGCTCGATTTCAATTCCGCTGTCGGCGTTGCGATCCTTCGCATCATAGGCGTGTCCTGCAAGGACATAGCCGAGATGTTCGGCATCAGCGAAAGCCTCCCAAGGGAGATCGTCAAGCGCAGATCGTGGCCTGACGCCTGCGAGACGGCTGAACGTCTGGTTCAAAGGCATGCAGACCAAGATGAAACCTCCGAATTCAAAAGGTTGTTAGCGAAATGACCGAAACATTGATCACCTTCCAAAACGCAGCGCTCATCGGCCTTACCTGCTTGGTATCCGGCATGTTCTGCGGCGCGGGTGCCTTTGCTGCTGCTCTTGAGATCTTCGACAAGGAACGAGAGCCCCAGATGGACTACGAGGCCATCCAGACAGAGCTGGACAATGAGTTCGGCACCCCGGCTGAAGTTATCGCCGCGAGGATGGTCCGATGAGCGAGTGGAAACCAATCGACAGCGCCCCTCATGGCGAGGTTGTTGACCTGTTCGTGAACGGTGAACGCCTAACGGGCTTTAAGCGTGACAGGTTTGGCAGGTTTTGCCGCGAAGAAGGATACCCGACGTTCACAAGGGTTCTTCTTTCCGACCCAACCCATTGGATGAAAGTGCCGGAGAACCCGTCATGACCCCTCTAGCTATTCGTTGGTTCACTCTATCGGCCTGTGCTGGCTTCTGGTCCGTCATCGTTGCGGTGGTGATGTGATGGACTGGCAACCTATTGAGACAGCGCCGAAGGACGGTTCTTCCATCATCCTGTGTTCGATGTTCTCCGAAGAGGGAAGAGATTGGGACGGTGGAGCATCGATAATGATCGGAACATTCGATGGCTCGGAGTTCTCGGTCAGAACAGGGATTGAATTCAGGGACATGACGTACGTGACGAAACTCGTATGCCAATGGACCCATTGGATGCTGTTGCCTGATTTACCGACACAAGAATAGACGCCGCGCCCCCTCCCTCTCGGCGTCTATGCGAGACCTCTTCCAGTCTCTCCCCCTGTAGAGGGGGTCTCGCACCTAATACGGGGAAGATCGCTCGAAAGTCGCAGGATTACTGCGTGGGTGACTTCTCCGAGTGAAATGAACGGAACCAGATCGGTCTCTTGTTTGGCGACAGTGCCGCCCGGTTCCGTAATGTGAAGAGTGTGAATGACCATTTGGTCGCTCCTTTCCAACGACCCTATAGAAACACAGGAGTCGTCGGAAAAATGCGCAAAACACGTATGGAGAAATCCGAAATGTCTACAGTCGAGTTCTGCCAGTTTGCGTTGAGGGAACGGATTGCGCCGCCTTCCGTTGGCAGCGTCAAGGAGCGCATTGTCTATGCAGCTCGCAAGATGGGGTGGACGCACACGCGAACCCGAGACGTTTGGTACGCGGATCCACGCGTATCTATCAAGGCAGATCAGCTGGTTAAAGTCGAAGCCATTTCAGGCCTCGAATATGCACGTCAGGAGGTGCGGAAGAATGATGACGCAATCGCAAGGGCCACGGCTCTCCTTGGCAGCCAGGATGCGCATCTCCTTGGCGAGATCGTTGCTGCTCTTCTCCAGATGGTTGGCCTTCAAAATCGCACCAGAGCTTAGGGACGAGGAATGAGCGGCGCCTACTACAACGAGATCGACCCATACGCCGCCCAATGGCTACGCAACCTGATTGCCGCCGGCCATATCGCGCCAGGTGATGTTGATGAACGGAGCATCGTTGATGTCCAGCCCGACGACCTCAAGGGCTACACGCAGTGCCATTTCTTCGCCGGTATCGGCGGATGGTCCTATGCCCTTCGCCTCGCTGGATGGAGCGACGATCGCGAAGTCTGGAGCGGGTCATGCCCCTGTCAGCCGCTTTCGAGCGCTGGACAGCACAAAGGCCATGCCGACGAACGACACCTCTGGCCCGCTTTTCTCCGCCTCATCTCCGAGCGCAACCCTCCAGTGGTCTTTGGAGAGCAAGTTGCGAACGAGGATGGACGGGAATGGCTCTCGGCTGTTCGGGCTGATTTGGAAGCAGTGGGATATGCATGCGGGGCCGCCGATTTGTGCGCTGCGGGCGTTGGTGCGCCGCATGCAAGACAACGGCTCTTTTGGGTGGCAGACCCCCAGGGCCAGAGGGGACGCGGGCGGAAGGGCGTGGCGCCGAGGTCATGCGAAGCGCTTGGAGGATCAAGCTCGGCTATTCGGAATGAGCCATGGCCTGACGGAAGAGGAAGCGGCTCGACACTCACTGTCAGTGATGTTTTGTCGCCGTCTTATGGGGTACCCCAGCGAGTGGGCCAGTTGCGCGCCTACGGCAACGCAATCGTCCCGCAAGTCGCGGCAGAAGTGATCGGCGCATACATGGAGATCGCGGCATGACCGGCGCCTTCGCTTCCTACGCCTCCATGTCTGAAGAGGCCGGCAAATACATCCGGGAACTCGAAACCTGGATGGAAGACCACGGCTCTGCGGCGAAGAAGCCATGGCCCGCTCACATCATTGCCTCGAAAGCCAAGAGGCTGGAATGGGCTGAGAAATGCCGTGAGATTTTCGAGCGCGGCGCCAGACGGGATGATGCGGCATGAACGTTCGCCTCTCATCCCAAGAATACAGAGCCCAGACAGCCAAGCCGAAGCGCAACAAGTACGGCGCAAAGCGGACGGTTATCGATGGCGTTCTGTTCGATTCGAAGGCTGAGGCAACCTATTACACAGCATTGAAGATGCGGGAGAAGGCCGGCGAGGTATCGGCTGTTGAGCTACAGCGCCCATTCTCACTGCTTGGCCCGAAGGGTGAGCTTATCTGCACCTACAAGGCCGATTTCTGCTTCTGGGACCATAAGGCTGACCGCTTCCGCGTCGTGGACGTGAAGGGCGTTGAAACCTCCGTGTTCAAGCTGAAGCGCAAGATGATGAAAGTTCTCCTTGGAATTGAAGTGGAGACCACGAAGTGAACGAGATCATGGAAATACTCTCTCCTGTGCTTGGTGAAGACCTGGCAGGTAATCTTACTCAGAAACGCCTCAAGGAACTCCTCTGGTATGACCGTGAGATCGGCATTTTTGTTCGTAAGGTTCGGACTAGCAACAATGTCGCAGTTGGCGATATCGCTGGCTGTAAGCGCAAGGATGGCTATCTGACCATAAGTGTTGATGGTTCTCTCTACCTTTTGCATCAGCTCGCATGGCTGTATTGCCATGGATACTTTCCCAAAGAGCTAGACCACCGCGACAAGAATAGGTCTCACAACGCGCTTGGTAATCTGCGCGAGTGCACGTCTCAGCAAAACAATTGGAACCAGACGCTGAAGTCCACCAACAGGACCGGGGTCAAGGGCGTAACCTGGGACAAGACTAGGCAAAAGTGGTTCGCCAGCATTCGCGTTAATGGCAAGACGAAGTCTCTCGGCCGATATCAAGACATCAACGAAGCAGCTCGCGCCTATGATGGCGCGGTGAAGCAATACCGTGGCCATTTCTTGGGAGAAGCGGCATGACGATTAAGATGACCGACAAGGAGCGCGAAGGCTTTGACGTTCTCCGCGCAGAGATGCCGGAAGGCCTGGCGCTGGAAATCGTAGAGTTTCGTCGCGAGAAGAAGGCCAGGATCACGGCTCGCATCGCCCGCGCCCTTCTTCGGGAATACAAGGCGTTCGGCAATGTAGAGAAAGCAGCAGAAATCCAGATGGTTCGAAACTGGATCGGTTTCGAGGCCGAATGGGTCAAGCCGAAGGGCAGGAGCTTCCGCGACGAGCGCAACCCGATGCCTGTCCAGTCAGCGAACTACGGCCGCCCAGAGCCCGTCAACCATCAAGAGCCCGCATCATCACAGGTAGACCCGGAACGGCGCCGGCAGCTTGCAGAGCTAGCAAGGCAGACCGCCCGCGGAATGTCGGCGAGGACGGTCCAATGAAAATAGGGGTCAAGAAGCTCAACTGGTTTGGAGATTACGCCCACACATGCTTGGGAATTTTCTACCACTTAAATGAGCTTGGGGCGGACCGGTCAGTTATCCTCGAAAAGATCGAGGGAGACAGCACGTTCAAATCTTTCCACTCAACGCGAGAGATAGCGAAATCTTCAGCGCAGGAAGATTTTGACCTGCGGATCATGTCGGTTGTCGAATTGGTTGATGACGCATGATCGACCACCGCCAGCGTCAAACAGAAAGCGCCAGGCGAGAACGCCGCCAACTTCTCTTCAAAGACATGACATTCGAACAGGCACAGGCAGCAGCGAAAGAGAAAAGAGTGCCAGCAGGATCGGTCTGGCACTGGTCAACGGGAAATATGTACGGGCCGATAGGCTCGAAGGAGAACAGAGATGCACCACGACAGCCAACTAGCCAAGCAGGCCCAGCACTACAGCGCAGTCAGGGCGCGTCTGTGGGGAGCGGTCCCCGCAGTCGTGAAGAAAGTCCCGTCTCTGACGGTCGTCCGCCCAGAACTGATCGTCAAGCCAGCGCCCGCCCCTGAAGGCCGACCGCGCAAGATCAAGCCTCGCGAAGAGCCAATGGACCACATCTACGCCTTCTGGGTTTACCGGCTGCAACATAAAGGTTGGCGCACTGCAACGGAGCACGCCAAAATGATTTGTTTCGCCGCCCGAGTGCCGTGGGAAGTGTTTATCGGGAAGACGCGGAGCGAATACCTGACGAAACTTCGCGAGCGAATTGCCTGGGAGCTTCGTCAGCGGAATCTATCGTTCCCGCAGATCGGCTTGGTCATAAACCGCGAGCACACATCGGTCCTTCACTCGGTGCGCAAATACGAGATGAAAATGGGTAAGCGCGCGGCTGCGAAATGGGTACAGCGCAAGCGCCGGCAGGCAGACGAGAGCCGTGAGCGTTGCAAGGCAGAGCGCGAGAGGGATGCTGCATGACAACGATGGTCGAGAAGGTGGCTAGGGCCATTTGGGAGCAAACGCCTGTTTGGCATAAAGGAAATGGCGAAAATGCTTGGAAGTTGTTTATCGATCATGCCCGCGCTGCAATAGAAGCAATGGAAGAGCCTACCAACGCGATGAAATGGGCATGGGATGACGATAGCGATGCTTGGATCTCGGAGAAAATCAAGGACCCGTACCATCCATATGTCGTCATGATCAAAGCCGCCCTCAAGGAGGAAGGCCAATGAGCGAGATACCGGACGACATCATGAAGGCAGCCGACGATTGCGCTGACGAGTTGTATTTCAAGGACAGCATAGAGCGTTCTGAAGGCGTCCAGTACGTCGCCCAAGCCATCCTCGCAGAACGCACCCGCTGTCTCACCATCATCCAAAGCATAGAAACAACATCTGCACAGGGGATGAGAGTTATTGATGAAATCGTGCGGAAGGTGAGGGGCGACGAATGAGCATAGGTTCCGGCATCGCCTACGCATCGTTCTGGTTCGGCCTCTTCGGCTCGATCTGTTGGTTTATGTGGCTGGTGCACCGTGAGGATGTACTGAAGTTCAGAGCCAAAGAGCAAAAAGCAGCGCTAAAGGAGCAGAAATGACCTCAAAATCCGCCAAGCTCCGCAGCCACCGCATCAAGCAACGCCAATATGCCGGCCGTCCCAAGAAGGAAGGCGTAGAGCGGTACACCAACGGCGAGATCAAGCATTTTGAGCGAGAAAAAGAAGTGAGGGCTGTTGTCATGGAGGCGAGAGACCGAGTGCACGGCAAGAACATCGACAACGCCAGCCAGTACGCCGGCTATACGCTCGGGCGCATGTTCCTAGACGGTCGCATCTCCGCGTGTGAGCGCCAGGCAGGGGACGAGTACGCGACGCAGATGGTTCGTTATTACAGCCTCGTAGGCATCCCATCGCCATCGGCCCGCGCTCAGGATCTCCATAGCATTAAAGGTTTCGGCGCAGAAACGACTTCGGAGCGCGCAAGAATGGCTAGAGAGGCATCAAACAAGATGATGTCCCTCGAAGGCGCATTGCTTAAGCTTCAGGACGGTCCGCGCGTGAAAACCACAGTGTTCAATACCTGCATCATGGACTACGAGATTATGCGCACCATGAGCGATACACAGCTTTTGTGGTTGAAGCGTGGACTGCGAGAGGTGCACTTCTTGCTTGGGCTTGCGAAAATAGACGAAGCAGTTTAAGTTTATTGCAACGTAGGGCTTTGCCCTCAGAAATCGGGAAGTTGCCTGTCGCTAAAAGTTCCGTGAGCATAATAGGCAGGATCGCGAATTTCGCCTTCCCGAGCATAGACAAGACCGGCCACGCTTCGGCGCACCCAGGCCGGCTACTTATCGGGAAGGCGCATCGTCTAGTTCTTGGCAAATGTCTCACTGAGCCAAGCACAAAATGGCGCTCTGTACGGAAGAGGGTGAGATTACCTTTCGGTCACCTTCCCGAGCAAGATCAGGACGGCAACCTGAAGAACGCATGCAGGAAACAAGGGGTTGCTGCCGCACATCGCAGTTATGCGCGATGGTCTAGCCGAAGTAGCGAACGGCCCGTCCTGACATTCACAGCTCCGTCCCCGGATAACCCGGAGGCGGGGTTTTCATTTGGAGATGAGCGTGAGCTACACAGTCATCCTCGACTATGCGGAAGAGCGCCGCCTGACGGAAAACCGCATCAACGCCATGCTGCGTCATTGCAAGATTGGCAAGGTATCGCCAAAGCCTCCGAAGCATTGGGGCAAGCTGACGCTGCCCAAGCAGCCGATTATTCCGCGGTCGCCAAATCAATGTGTGCCGATGCCATCGTGGCAGAACCCCGTTGTCAGCGTTTGCTGACTCAGTTCGGCAAGCCCAAGCCCTCAGGAGGGAAGTGATGAGACCTGAGGTCGCCACTCTCCTGAGTGAATGCGTAGATTGCCGCCAATGGGCGAGAGACAGCAAACCAGGCTCTATGGCTTGGCATTCGGCAATGGAAGATCTCGGCTTCGTGCAGCGTCGTCTTCTGCATATCCGGCAATACGGTCATGATTGGTTCCCTGCCTACGTCGAGCGCCTCAAGGACCAAGCCAACAACAGGGAAGTGAGATGAGCGGAGTAACCACATACACGGAGGAAACAGCACTCCGCATATGTGAGCGGATAGCGAACGGCGAGAGCCTTAAGGCCATCTGTGAAGATGAAAGCATGCCGTCGCAGTCGACCGTATTCAAATGGCTGAGTGAACAGCCGTCATTCTCGGAGAGATACGCGCACGCGCGCGATGCCCAGGCTGACGCTCTCTTTGATGACATTCTGACGATCGCCGACGATGGCCGGAACGACTGGATGCAACGCAACTTCGGGGAAGAGTCGCGATGGGTAGAGAACGGCGAGGCAATCCGCCGGTCACAGCTCCGCATCGACGCCCGAAAGTGGATGGCGTCAAAGCTGAAGCCGAAGAAATACGGGGATCGCCTTGACCTCAACCATTCAGGCAGCATCGACACCCTTACAGATAGCGCCCTCGATGCTCGCCTCGCTAAACTCCTCGGAAAAGCGGGAGCTGCTGCAGCTTCTGGAGGAGAAGGAGAGGCGGACGCGTCAGAACCGGCTGGCGACGTATAAGCCGTATCGAAAGCAGGTAGAGTTTCACAAATCAGGCGTTGCCTTCCGTGAGCGGTTGTTCATGGCGGGCAACCAGCTCGGCAAGACCCTGGCTGGCGCTGCTGAAGCCGCGATGCATCTCACCGGGCAATATCCCGACTGGTGGGAAGGCCGTCGCTTCGATGAACCGGTGATCATGCTCGCCGGCTCTGAATCATACGAACTGACCCGCGACGGCGTGCAGCGCCTTCTCATCGGACCACCGATGAATGAAGAGGACTGGGGCACTGGCTATATTCCGAAGGCTGCCATTGTCGACACCACGCGCCGCAGCGGCGTCTCTGGCGCGCTGGATAGCGTCACGGTTCGGCATGTCTCGGGCGGGGTCTCAACGGTCCTGTTCAAGGCATACGAGCAGGGTCGCGGTAAGTGGCAGGCCAACACTGTTGATTTCGTCTGGTTCGACGAAGAACCGCCCGAAGACGTCTATCTAGAGGGCATCACGCGAACCAACGCCACAGGGGGCTCGATCGCAGTCACATTCACGCCTCTCAAGGGCATGAGCACGGTTGTCGCGAGGTTCATCATGCCGGGTGAGGACGAGGGCGCGAAATACCGCACCGTCACCACCATGACGATCGAAGACGCGGACCACTACAGCGCTGAGGAGCGGGCTCGCATCATCGCCAGTTACCCGGCGCACGAGCGCGAGGCCCGCACCAAGGGCATCCCGTCGCTCGGCTCCGGCCGCATCTTCCCGGTATCGGAAGAAAGCATCGTTGTCGATCCGTTTGAAATACCGAAGCACTGGGTTCAGATCGGCGGCCTCGATTTCGGATATGATCACCCGTTCGGTGCTGTCTGTCTGGCGTGGGATAGAGACAGCGACATTGTCTATCTGACGAAGGAATATCGAGAGCGGGAATCGACCCCGATCATACACGCTGCGGCCCTCAAGCCTTGGGGCTCCTGGTTGCCGTGGTCGTGGCCGCATGATGGTTTGCAGCACGACAAAGGCAGCGGCGAGCAGCTTGCGGCGCAATACAAGGCGCAGGGCCTTGCTACGCTTCCGGAGCGCGCCACGTTCGACGACGGCACAAACGGTGTCGAGGCAGGTATTTCCGACATGCTGCAGCGCATGCAAACCGGACGCTGGAAGGTGTTCCGCACTTGCCCGCTCTGGCTAGAAGAGTTCCGGCTCTATCACCGGAAAGACGGGAAAATCGTGAAAGAGCGCGACGACGTTATTTCGGCCAGCCGCTACGCGCTGATGATGAAGCGCTTTGCGAAGGTCAAGGCTGACGCTGCGGCGTGGAAGTTCACCGACAGGAAGGTTGTCTGAGATGGGTAGAGCTCTTTCTCCCGCGCCGCGTGATCCGAAGCCCCCTGAAACCGAAAGGGGCGCCCCCGCCGCGCTCGTCAACTGGACCGAGGATGAATTGCGGGCAATTCGCGATCTTCGGGACGATATCGGCCGCGAGTATCCGTGCGCTGTCTTTGCCCCCTACCGCCTATCCGTTGGAGATTCCGAGTAATGGCGGCGATGGACACACAACATATCGCTGCCCAAGTCTCGCAGTTGGTCAAGGACTGCGAAAACTACCGCGACGAGCTTTCCAAGGACCGTATCAAGTCCATGGAATATTACGACGGGGTGATGCGCGACACGCCGGCCGACCCGAACCGCTCGAAGGTGGTTTCGCGCGATGTCCGCTCGTCGATCAAGAAGGTTCTGCCCTCGATCATCCGGACCATCCTCGGCAACGACAAGGTCGTCGAATATGAGCCGATGAACCAGGAGGATGAAGCGGCGGCCGAACAGGCGACCGACTACGTGAACTATGTCGTTTTCCCCGAGAGCGACGGTTACGACGCAGTGCAGGACGCGGCGCACGACGCGCTGAAGGTCCGCAACGGCGTCATTCGCTGGTGGTACGACAAGAAGCGCAAGGTTCAGGTCTCGAAACACACCGGCCTTGATGAGCAGGCGCTGGTTCAGCTTGTAGCTGACGACAGCGTTGAGGTTCTGGAGCAGGAGCAGTACGTCGAGCAGGTCGAAACGCCGCAGGGCCAGGTTCCGACGAAGTTCTACAACGTCAAGATCCGCAAGGTTTCTGTCTACGGCTGCACCAAGCTCGCCGCGGTACCGCTCGAAGAGTTCCTGATCCACCCGGACGCGATCTCGATCGATGACAGCCCGATCACCGGCCTGAAGACGAAGCTGCGCCGCTCTGATCTCGTTGAAATGGGATATGACCGCGAAAAGGTCGACACGTTCGCAGCATCGACCGACGATCTCGACGAGGATGAAGAGGAATCTGCCCGCCGTCGCGAGGTGTTCGACGAGAACGATTCGACCGTCAAGGCGCTGCAAGAGGTCGATTACTACGAACTTTACGTGAAGCTTGACGCCGACGATGACGGGATTGCCGAGCTTCGCCGCATGGTCTTTGCCGGCGGTCTGGCGCAGGCCAATCTGCTTGAGAACGAGGAATGGGACGACGTTCCGTTCGCAGACCTGATCATCGAGCGCCGGCCGCATCAGCGCGAAGGAAATTCCGTCACCGACGACATGATGGAGATCCAGCGCATCAAGACGGTGCTGCTGCGTCAGACCCTCGATAACCTGTATTGGCAGAACAACCTTCAGCCGATCGTGCAGGAAGGCGTCATTCAGAACCCGGAATCGGTGCTGAACCCGAAATTCGGTCAGCCTATTCGAGTGAGCCAGAGCACGGACGTTCGCGCCGCTGTGGGCTACAACATTGTGCCGATGGTCGCGGACAAGTCATATGCAATGCTTGGCTATCTCGACCAGGAAGCGACGGATAGAACGGGTATCTCCGACGCGTCGAGCGGGATGGCGCCTGACGCATTGCAGAATATGACGGCGAAAGCTTCGGCGATGATCGAGGCCGCCGGCATCGGCCAGACCGAATTGATGGTCCGCACCTTCGCTCAGGGCCTGAAGCGTGTCTTCCAAGGCCTCCTGAAGCTGACCATCAAGCATCAGGACCAGCCGCGCACGGTGCGCCTGCGCGGTCAGTGGGTTACCTTCGACCCCCGGCATTGGAATGCTGAGATGGACGCCACGGTGAACACCGGTCTCGGCGCAGGCACGCGAGAGCGCGACATGATGATGATGCAGCAGATTTTGGCGCTGCAGGAGAAGCTCCTCGCCACCCTCGGCCCCGACAATCCGTATGTTTCGCCAGACAACCTCTATAACGGGATCGCCAAGACGGTAGAGGCAGCCGGTCTCAAGTCGACGGACCTCTATTTCACCAAGCCGACGCAGGAAGACGTCAATCGTCGCATGGAAGCCGAGGCGAACAAGCCTGATCCGGAAATGCAGAAGGTGCAGGTTCAGGCGCAGGCCGACATGGAGAAGGCGAAGCTCGACGCCGAGACCGATCGTCAGAAGCTGGCCGCACAGACGCAAGTCGATATGGCGAAGATCAAGGCCGAAGGCGAGTTGAAACGCTACCAGATCGACCAGGAAATCGCGCTGAAGCGTGATCAGGCCGCAGTGCAGGCCGTTATCGGTCAGCGGGTGCCGCAAGCGCAGATCGGCGGGCAACCAGGATGAAGCAGGAAGACAAGCAGGCAGCCGCGCGCGTCCTGATGGATATGCCGCTGGTCGCCCTTCTCCTCGACGAACTGGAGATGTCGGCCCTCAACGGCTGCGTCAACGCGCCACTCAAAGATGATGAGGCCCGCGCCGCCTTTGCGGCCGAAGCGCGAGCCATCCGAAATTTCCGCAGCAAGCTCAAGTTCCTCTCCCAGGATCAAGCAACTGCTGACGGGAAAGGAGCCCCGGCATAGGGCCGGCGCCAGACCTTAAAGGCAAACCAGACATGACAGTTGCAACCACCAACTCGCCGTTCGTCGGCGAGAGTGATAGTGCACGACCCGCACTCACATTCGATGACGCTGCAAACCTCGACTTCGCCGAGCCCGGAGAGGCCAACGAACAGGAAGAGGAAGAGCAGCAATCGACGGATGCGACGGGTGAGGCCACTGAAGATGAGGGCCAAGAGACCGACGAGACCGCAGACCAGGGCGACGAGCCGAACGACGCCGAGAATGGCGAAGAGGCCAACGAGACCCAGGACACCGTCATCACTCTGAAGGGCGGCGAGCAGGTTCCTCTTGAGGAATTGAAGCTCGGCTACATGCGCGATCGTGACTACCGCCACAAGACGCAGGATCTCGGCAACAAGAGCCGAAATCTTGACGCCATGACAACCCGCGTCACGAACACCGTGAACGCAGTCGCAGAATTCCTGATCCAACAGCTTCCGCCCGAGCCAACCCGCGCGTTGGCAATCCAGAACCCGAACGAATACACGCGCCAAAAGGCCGTGTTCGACTCGGCTCTGGAGCAGGTCAACCGCCTCATCGACATGAGCGCGGAACCGAAGAAGGTCGCGGAAGATCTAGCCGCCGGCGCCAGCGATGAGCTGTTGTCGACGGAGAGCGCCATGCTGGCAGAAGCCTTCCCGCAGACGAAGACCGACGAGGGACGCACCAAGTTCTTCAACGAGGCCTTCGATACGGCTCGTCAACTCGGGTTTTCCGACGACGAGATGAAGGGCATCACCGACCATCGCATGTTCAAGCTTGCTCATTATGCCCGCATCGGTCTCGCAGCCGAACTGGCGAAGGGAAAAGCCTTGACGAAGGTCAACAACGCCCCGCCGGCAGCCGTCAAGGCTAAGCCGACAGGTCAAGCCAACCAGCTGGCACGGAAGAATCAGGACGCGATGAAGCGGTTGTCGAAAACCGGGTCGATCAAGGACGCGATGTCGATCGACTTCGACTAACCCCATCTTCGAAGGACCAGAACCATGGCTGTTATTGCCAATACCTTCCGGACGACCGACGCAGTCGGCAACCGCGAAGAACTTTCCGACGTGGTGTCGCGCATCACGCCGGAAGACACCCCCATCTACTCGCTGATCGAGAAGGGTAAAGCCGTCTCGATTCACCCCGAGTGGGAAACCGATGAGCTTGCCGCTCCCGGCGAGAACATCCGCGAGGAAGGTGCCGAATATACCTTCGGCGCAGTCACCCCGCCGGCGCGTCTGGGCAACTACACCCAGATCCTCCGCAAGGACTGGATCATCTCGGCCACCCAGGAAGTCGTTTCCGAGGCCGGCAATGTCCAGAAGCGTAAGTATCAGAAGCTGAAAAAGGGCGTCGAGATCCGCAAGGACGTCGAATACGCGATCGTTGACACCAACGCCTCTGTGGCCGGTGCAACCCGCGAATTCGGCTCGCTCAACACCTGGATCACCTCGAACGTCTCCCGCGGCGCTGGCGGCTCCAACGGTGGTTTCAGCTCCGGTACCGGCCTCACGGTCGCACCGACCAACGGCACGCAGCGTGCGTTTACCAAGGCTATCTTGGACAGCGTCATGCAGCAGGGCTATCAGAGCGGGGCGAACTTCCGTCACGTTTCGGTATCGCCCTACGTCAAGAGCGTGTTCGTCACCTTCATGTCGGATGCCAACGTTGCTCCGTTCCGCTATGCCGTCTCCAAGGGCGGTGAGCGCAACACCATCGTTGCCACGGCCGACTACTATGAAGGCCCGTTCGGCACGGTCATGATCCACCCGAACCGCGTCCAGGCTGGTGCCGCTGGCCTTGCCCGCAACGCCTTCTTCATCGACCCCGACATGTTGTCCTTCCTCTGGCTCCGCAAGATCCAGGAAGACAAGGACGTCGCGAAGACCGGTGATGCTGACAAGGGCGTGATCATCGGCGAGGGCACCCTCAAGGTCCACAACGAGAAGGGCCTCGGCGTTGCCGCTGACCTCTTCGGCCTCACGGCTTCGAGCTAAGGAGATCCGGCAATGCCTTCCTACAAGCCTATCTCTGCCACCGCTGCCACTCTCGCCATCACGCGGGATACGCACGCCGACGCGACCATCGTCGCAAGCCGCGCTGCAGGCATCACCATGACGCTCCCGGCCGCCAGCGGTACGGGCGCGAAATTTCGTGTCGTCGTCGGCACCACGATCACCAGCAACAACCTGATCATCCAGGTTGCCAATGGCACGGACGTGATGACCGGATCGGCACTCGTCGCGCAGGATGCGGCAGACACCGCCGTCCTATTCGAAACGGCCGCCACTGACGACACGATCACCATGAACGGGTCGACCAAGGGCGGCATCAAAGGCGATATCATCGATCTCGAAGACATCGCCTCTGGCCTCTGGAGCGTCAGCATTTCCGCGTCCGGTACCGGAACGGAAGTGACGCCGTTCTCGGCGGCCGTGTCGTAAGCGATCGACCATCATCAACCAGTAGGGGCGGGCTTTTGGCTCGCCCTTTCCTTTTTCAGGAGCAAGGACCCCATGGCAGACGCCAAAGGAAAGACCACGCCGATCAAGCTGCTCTACGACACCTGGGCAGACGACGAGCAACGCATCGAGGCCGGCACGGTTCTCGACCTGCCGATCTCGATCGCAAAGGATCTCATCGCCGCCGGCAAGGCCGAGCGTGCCGATCCTCTTCCGGGCGACGACGCATGATCATCCGTGATGGAGCTTGGACGCTCTACGATCACGACCGGATGACGGGCCGCTCGGTCTGGCATCTGTTCGACGGGGAGAAAGACGTTTTTCGCGTCGACTACCCCGTCGACAACCTCATCAGCGAAAACCAGGCGGTGCGCAACGAGGCAAGCCGCGCCTGGGCCGGTGACTGGCACCGGGTCGCCTCGATCCCGCTGAACATTGCCCACGACAGCGGCCTCGTGCAGGCTCACAGCGAAGGCAACGACGCCTTTGTGAAGCGCTTCCTCAACAGCTCCGACAACCGCGCCTGGCGCACAAAGGAAGGACACCTCTGAGCCATGATCAAGGCAATTTACCATGGCCCCTCCCGGAGCATGATGATCGCGGGCTTAAGATGGTGCCACTTCATCGGGAACATTGGGCATAGCGTCTCGCTCATCTCTGAGCGTCATGAGGGGCTCCATACGTGGTTTGATGTCTGGTCGAACGACAAACTTCTCTTCTCCGTCAATGCTCGTGATGTCGGAATGGTCGAGCTCGTGGATAACTACAAGCCTGAGCGGCCCTCTGCTGTGGAAGCGCAACCATGACAATTTCCGACTACGCGTCCTTGCTCGTCGATGCCGGCGAATATAGCGGCCGCAACGATTTCGCGCACCTTTTCCCGCGCTTCGTCGGTCTCGCAGAGCTCAAGCTGAACCGCGGGCTGCGCGTGGCCGACATGGAGGTGACAGATACTGTCACCCTCACAGCCGGCTCTGGCCCCCTGCCAGCCGACTTCCTCGAAGCGCGCGAGGTGAAGAACGCCAACGGCATTCCAATCCGTGCGGTGGCCCTGCAGCAGCAGACGGCGAGCTATATGGGCCGATCCGGCATCCCCGCCGGCTATGCGATCATTGGCAACACGATCAACGTTGCGCCTTCGGCTGATGGCGACCTGACCATGACCTATTATGGGAAGATCCCGCCGCTTACGGCCACCGCGCCGACGAACTGGCTGCTGACAAAGGCGCCTGACGTCTATCTCTATGCTCTGGTGACTGAAATTTCGATCTGGGCGAAGGACGTCGACAGCGCGCAGGCCGCGCAGCAGTTGATGAGCCTCGCTCTCAGCGGTCTCGGTATCCAGGACGAACGCGCCCGCTGGGGCAATGCTCAAGTCGTCGTTGGAGGCGTCACCCCATGACCTTGCTTTCCGCAATCAATGAGGTCTGCGACGTCGTTTCCCTCGATCGCTTTCAAAGCGTCTACGGCAACAACGACCCGAACGCGCAGACGATGGTTGCTCTTGCCCAGGAGGCCGGCGACGAGATCTCCCGCCGCGGCGACTGGTCGAAGATGCTGAAGACGCAGACGGTATCTTCCTCCCCGCATAATCTCCCCGATGATTTCCAGCGCATGACGCCAGGTGGCGCGATTCGCACGTCTGCCGGCGTATTCCTGCGGCCGGTCACGAACAGTTCGCAGTGGGCGGTTATCGTCGGCGTGCCTTCGACGCAGCCGTATTTCTTCGTGAAGACGGCGCAGGTGCTGTTTTCCCCGGCCTCGTCGGCCGTCGCGGCGATCATCGAATATGTCTCCAAAAACTGGGTGCTGACCGGATCGTCGGACGAGCGCGCCACGCTGCTGGCCGATGACGACACGCCGCTGTTCCCTGAACGGTTGCTCACGAAGGGCGTTCTGTGGCGCTGGAAGCGTCAAAAGGGCCTGCCTTTCGACGACGTGCTCGCAGAGTTCGAGGCCGATCTCGCGCATGAGCTGAACGCCGATCGAGGTGTTGCATGAAGATGGCGGTGAGGCCCGCGCGCATCGGGCAGACCAATCGCGGCAACGTGAGCATCGGGCAGCCTCAGACGTCGCAGCCGATCACGTTCCCAGCGCCGAAACTCGGGCTTGTCACCACGTCCGATATCGCCTCTCAGCAACAGGGCTCGGCAACCGTCCTGCGCAACTTCCTGCCGACGCTCATTGGCTGCCGCATCCGTGGCGGTTCGCAGAAGCATGGGATCGCGGTGGACGAAGGGGCCATCGTCAGCGCCTTCAAGTACAAGTACGGCGCCACCGAACGGCTGTTTATGGCGACATCGGCCGGCATCTACGACATGACTTCGCCTGCAGCACCTCCGGCCACGACGGCGGCCTCTGTCAGCGGCATGTCGGGAGGGGACTGGTGTGCTTTCCAGCATACCAATGCAGGCGTTTCGAACCTCGTGTGCGTCAACGGCGCCAACGATCGGCAGCTGTTCAACGGCACGTCCTGGACGACATCACCGGCCATCACGTTCAGCGATAGCACAACCATGCCGCAGCTGAATTACGGTTGGCTGTTCAAGAACCGGCAGTTTTTCCTGAAGAACGCCACGCTCGACGCCTACTATCTGCCAGTGAAAGCAATGGGCGGCGCTGCAGCAGTCTTTCCGCTCGGTGGCGTCATGAAGAAGGGCGGATCGCTGCTGACTGGCTTCTCCTGGTCGCTCGAAAGCGGTGATGGCCTATCCGACATGTGCGTGTTCGTATCGAGCGAGGGCGAGGTCGCTGTCTATGCAGGCTCAGACCCCAGCGATGAGGCTGATTTCGCGCTGAAGGGCGTCTATCAGATCGGTAAGCCTCTCGGAAAGAATGCGTGGATCCGCGCCGGCGGCGATATCCTCGTCGCCACCACGGACGGCCTGACGCCGATTTCGCAGGTATTCCAGCGCGACAGGCAGGCTTTGAGCCTTGTGTCGGTCTCTCGCCCCATCGAGAACGATTGGAAGCGTGCGGCGAACGCTACGGGCGGCGGGTGGAGCGTCAAAAGCTGGCCCGAGCAGAACCTTGTATTCATCGCCTTCCCGGATAACACCGTCGTCACGGACACGACCTTTGTCCTCAATGTGCTGACCGGTCGCTGGTCCACTATCAGCAACTGGAAAGCGACGTGCTACGAGACCTTGCAAGGAAGCCTGTTCTTCGGCTCGATCGACGGTCTTTGCTGGCAAGGCGACATTACCGGAACCGACGACGGGCTCACCTTCAATGCGTCGTATCTCTCACAGTTCTCGCCGGCCAACCAATTCGGACAGCGTTGCTCCGCCTCGATCGCGCACATGTATTTTCATGCCAAGACGCGGCCGAAGGTTCGGCTGTTCGCCCGGGCCAACTATGACCGCTCGACGCCGGTCTACGACGAGGTGACGACAGGCGATTCCGGATCTTCCGAATGGGACGTAGGTCTGTGGGACGTCGCCGTCTGGGACAGCGTGTCGGGCGTGCTCGAATACGATTTCCGGCAGAACGTGCGCGCCACTGGTGACATGCTCGCCGTGGGCTGCGTCATCACGTCAGGCGGCGACTTCAAACTCGATATCGAGGTCGACCTTGCTACACTGCAGGTCTCTGTCGGTGAGGCCAGCGCATGAGGCTGCTCTGGGGCGGTGAAAGCGCGCCGGAGATCAACCAGGCAATCGCTCACTTCGTCGCTAGTCATATTTCAGGCTGCGAACGCGGGTGGGAGAATTACACGTCGCTCGGGCTCGTAGGTGAAGGCGAGCGGCTCGTCGCGGGCTGCATTTTTCACAACTACGCGCCAGAGGCCGGCGTGATCGAGCTGTCGTCGGCATCTATCAGCCGCCGCTGGCTCACGCGCCCGATGCTGAAAGGCATGTTCGGCTATCCGTTCGATCAGATCGGCTGCCAAATGGTCGTTCTGCGGGTTTCCGAGCGCAACACGGTCATGATCGAAATCGCCGAGCGCTTCGGCTTCAAGTCGGTTCGCATCCCGCGCCTCAGAGGCAGGGACGAGGCGGAAATACTGTTCACGTTCACAGATGACGACTGGCGGGCCCACCCCGTCAACCGGAGATAACTCATGGGCAAGTCCAAGGCACCGAAAGCACCGGACCCGAAGGCGACGGCAGCCGCGCAGACGTCAACGAACATCGGCACGGCCATTGCGAACCAGACGCTCGGCAACGTCAATCAGGTGACGCCGGATGGCGCACTGACCTATTCGCAAACCGGCATGACGAAGTGGACCGACCCGACCAGCGGCAAAGTCTACGATTTGCCGCAGTACACGGCGACGCAAACGCTGTCTGAGGCGCAACAGGCGATCAAGAACCAGAGCGACAAGGCGGAGACGAACCTCGCGACGTTGGCCGCTGACCAGTCTGGAAAGCTGAACCAGCTTCTCGGCAAGCCCGTCGACACCTCAGGTGCCCCGGCTGCGGGCGAACCATCCAGCATCGGTTTACCGCAATACACCGGATACAGCGGAGGCCCGAACCTTCAGACCGACGTCGGCAACGCCGGCAACATCACAAAGAGCTACGACGCCAGCGTCGACACGACGCGCTATGAAAACGCGCTGATGGAGCGGCTGAACCCGCAGCTTGAGCGCAGTCGCTCCTCTCTGGAAACGAAACTGGCAAACCAGGGCCTTCAGCCGGGCTCTGAGGCCTACAATCGCGCGATCGACGCAGCCACCCGGCAGGAGAACGACGCCCGCCTCGGCGCCATCCTGAACGCCGGTCAAGAGCAGTCGCGGCTTGCAGGCCTCGCACGCGATCAGGCGACCTTCCAGAATTCGGCGCAAGCGCAGAACTTCCAGCAGGCCCTTGCGGCGGCAGGGTTCGGCAACGACGCACGGCAGCAGGCGTTCCAGAACCAGAACACGACAACCGGCGCCAACAATGCGCTGGCTGATCAGCGGTTCAATGCCGAGCAGGCGAAGGCGACGGCTCAAAATCAGGCCCGCTCGCAGTACCTGAATGAGCTTTACGCGGCCAGAAACCAGCCGATTAACGAGATTTCCAGCCTGCTTTCCGGTTCCCAGGTCAGCAACCCGAACTTCGTCAACGCCCAGGGGCAGCAGATCCCGACCGTCGATTACGCTGGGCTCGTCAACCAGGACTATCAGAACCGGCTTGGCGCATGGCAGCAGAAGCAGGCGCAAACAGGCGGCCTGATCGGCGGCCTTCTCGGTTTTGGCGGCCAGCTCGCAAGCCTCTCGGACAAGCGGGCGAAGAAAGACATCAAGAAGGTTGGCGACCTCAAGGGGCACGGCCTCTACGAGTATTCGTATCGCGGCAAGCACGACGACGGGAAGCGCCATATCGGCGTTATGGCGCAGGATGTAGAGAAGAAGCGGCCCGACGCTGTCTCTCGGCGCTCTGACGGTCTCCGCCAGGTCAACTACGGCAAGCTCTTCCTGGCAGGAGCGAAGAAATGAGCGGCTACACCGGATATCAAGGCGTTCCGGCCGCTCCGGGCGGTGCGAACCCGTCTCTGGCGACTGGGCTCGCTAACTTCTTCACTGGCAATCGCAATGGAGGTCTCCGCTGATGGCCTATTCGTTCCTCTTCGGCGGCAACACCGGCGAGACCCCCGAAACGCTGAAGCGCAAGCGCGAACTTGCCATGGCGATCATGGGCGCTCAGGGTGCGCCAAAGACCGTTGGTGAGGGCCTTACTGCGCTCGGCGCAGGCATCACCGCAGGCATAGTGAACCGACGCGCTGACAAGGCAGAAAGTGCTGGTCGCAACGCGGCCACCTCGTCCTACAACAACGCCGTCAAGGCGCTTTCCGGTCGGATGATGGGGACTGGCGCACAATCCATGACGCCAGCCGGCGGTCAGGGCTTTGTTTCTTCCGGAGCGGTCGATAACCCGAACGTCGGCTCCACTATTGATTTCGCCCGCGGTGAGGCTGGTGGCGGCGGTCAGGACGTCGCCGCTCTGGAATCGTACATTCGGGATGCAGCCACAAAGCGCGGCATCGATCCTGAAATCGCCGTGCGGGTGGCACGCTCCGAAGGCCTCGGCCCGGGAATCTGGCAGAGCAACTACGTCAAGAACGGAAAGCGTGAAACCTCCTATGGCCCGTTTCAGTTGCTAGTCGGCGGCGGCCTTGGCGACAAATTCCAGAAGGTCTACGGCAAGTCTCCGTCCGACCCGTCCACGGTCTACAACCAGGTTGATTTCGCGCTCGACGAAGCCGCGCAGGGAGGCTGGTCGCCTTGGTATGGTGCTGCAAAGGTAGGTGTTGGGGCGAGAACCGGCCTAGATAACGCGCGTGCCTTGGGCTCACAGCCGCAGCCTCAAGAAGTCGCCAGCCTCGACCCGTCTATCGGCATGCCCGGGGCTGCCGGGGAGATGGCGGCGGCTTCTCCGCAGCCCCAGCCTCAATCCGGCTATGTCGACCCGATGGTGAGCGCCCCAAACTACAATCCTGCAGCGGCAAGCACGCCCGTTGTTCAGCCTCAGCCGGCGCCCCAGCAAATGGCGCAGGCGGCTCCATCGGGCCAGCCGGGCATTGACCCATCCATACTTGAGACGCTTTCGAACCCCTTTCTTGCGCCGGAGCAGCGCGCGGCGCTTCAGATGCTCGTTGAGCAGGATGTGCGCCGGCAGCAGGCCGCACAGGAAGAACAGAACTGGCTACGGCGACAGGCATACCAAGCAGAACTGAAGCGCAGCGATCCCGCCTATCAAATCGGTCTGGAAAAGACGCGCCAGGAAGTCGAGAACCTGAGAACGCCAGAGTATAGAGACCTTACCCCCGAGGAACGCAGGGCTGCCGGCATTCCTGACACTGACCAGCGCCCCTACCAGCGCTCGCGTGGCGGCAAGCTCGATGCGGTCGGCGGAGTCGGTCAAACCATCAACGTCGGCAACGAAGTCGAAGCTCGCAAGGCGGCGGCTGAACAGGTCGGGCTGACCCCGGACGATCCGGCTTATCAGGGGTTCATTCTTACCGGCAAGCTGCCGCGCGAGGATGCGCAGACGCTTACAGCGACCGACAAAAAGGCGATGTGGGCCGCAGAAGACGAGATCCCGATCCTCGACAACACCATTTCATCGCTCGAACAGGCCAAGGCGCTGAACCGGAAAACCTATACCGGGACGGGCGCTGGGCTTCTCGGCACGATCGGTACGAACGTTCCGGGTGCTGGTCTCTTCCTCGACAGGGAAACGGCAGCGGCAACTTCCGAGTTCAACAAGCTTATGTCCATGGAGGCCATCCAGTCGATGGCTCAGACGTTGAAGGGCGCCACGACCGATTCGGAGCTGGCGCGCTTCGTCAGCATCTTGGCTGATCCTTCGACCGACCCGGATATCCGCGAGCGGACTATCAATCGCATGCTTACGCTCGCCAACCGCGTAAAGGACGTAAAAGACAAACGCATCAACGAACTGCGCGGGCGAGATGGCGCCAGCCCCTCTGGCGCTAAGAGAACGACGACCATCGGCGGCTACACGATCGAGGAAGAATAAATGGCCACATTCAAGATCACCGGCCCCGATGGCAAGTCGTATCGCGTCACGGGAGAAACCGCCGAAGGCGCATTCCAGGCGCTTCAGCAGCACCTAGGCACCGCCACGGCACCCCAGGCTGAGAGCCAGCAGTCGATCGACGGTCGTCAGGCTCTTTCCGACCTCACGCAAGAAGCTGCCAATTCTGGTGATGGAATCGGCCGGAACGTTGACAGCTTCATGCGCGGTGCGGCCGACGTTGTGTCGCTTGGCTTTGCCGACGAGATATCCGCCGCTGGTGGCGCCCTGACGGGAGTGGGTGGCGAGTTCGGCGAGTACCGCAAAAATCTTCGCCGAGAACGCATCAAACAGTATCAGCGCGATAGTTCTGACCCCGTCGCATCGCTGGCTGGCCGTATCGCTGGTGGTGTTACTGGCGGCCTCGGATTGGCGCGCGCCGGACTGTCGCCAACGGCGAACGCGATCAACCGCGGCGCTAGCCTCGGCCGGGTTTCTGCCGCCTCAGCCGGGGAGGGGGCTATTCTCGGTGGCGCTCATGGCTTTGGCAGTGGAGAAGGCGACGGGCGTATTAAGAGCGCTGGTATCGGTGCTCTTGTCGGCGGTGGCGTTGGGCTTGCCGCTCCCGCTGCCGTTGCCGGTGTAACGAAGTTAGTCGCTCCAATCGCGGCCCCAGTCATGGCCCGCATCTTCCCTGAACGATATGCCGAACGGGCCATCGGGGAGGGCGTGCGCCGGTCTGGGATGACGGTTGATGATATCGCCGCCGCGCTCGGGCGTTCGCAAGCTGACGAACAGGGCATGTTCACCGTTGCAGATGCCATGGGCAATTCCGGCCAGCGCATGCTGTCGACAGTCGCGCGGACGCCGAACAACGAACGACAGGCAGTCGTCGAGGCCCTGCAGGCGCGCCAAGCGGGGCAGGGCGACCGGCTGTCGAACTTCCTCGCCCAGGGCTTTGACGCACCGGATACGGCAGCGCAGCGAGCAGCGTCATTGACAGCGCAGCGGACAGCCGCCGCGAACGCCAACTATGGGGCCGCGCGCGAAGCGGCCGGCACTGTGGACCCGAGTGCAGCCATCCAGTCGGCAGACGATTTCTTGACGCCTGGCGCAACGCGCTTGATGAACCCGGGCAACAACATCGCCGACGATAGCGTCGAGGCCGCCGTTCGTCGCGCTCGCTCCTATCTCACCGATGGCGATTCTGTGTTGACGGATTTCAACGCCGCGCTCCGGGCGAAGCAGGAAATCGACGCCATGATCGAGGGCGCGAGCCCGACGATCCAGAGGCAGTTGATCCCGATCCGTAATCAACTCGACGACGCTCTGGCGCGTGCTTCTGACCCCTACGCTGCAGCGCGCGATACGTTCCGGCAGCAGAGCCTCGCGATCGATGCGGTAGAGACTGGCCGCAACGCCGCCTCTGGGCGTATGAGGGCCGACGATACCGTTCCGGCTTTCCAGCGGATGACGGAGCCTGAGCAATCGGCGTTCCGCGCCGGTTACGCAGACCCACTCATTACGCGGGTCGAAAGCGCTTCCATGTCGCCGACGACGAACAAGGCCCGCTCTTTGGTGACCCCGAAGACCGGCGCCGAGTTTCCGGCTTTCGCAGCCCCTGGCCGCGCCGATCAGCTCGCCGCTCGCATTATGCGAGAGCAGCGAATGTTTGAGACTGCAAACCAGGCGATGGGCGGCTCTAGAACAGCGGACAACCTTGCCGATGCGTCCGAAATGTCGAAGTTCGACCCGGGCGTGATGTCAAAACTGCTCCGCGGTGACCCGATTGGCGCGGTGATGGATGGCGGCCGTCGTCTTCTCGGCGAAGCGCAAGGCATGCCGCCGCGCGTCGTCGAACAGGTCGCTCAGGTGTTGATGGAAACGAACCCGCAAGCCGCGCGACAGCTTCTAAGCGGGGGTATCAGCAGACTTTCCCGCGCTGATCAGGTCAGGGCTCGGTTTATTGCTTCGATGATCAGTTCAGGAGCGGCCGGAGCGGGGCGGCTTGGAGCGCCATGAGTCCGGGACCTTGTTGCCGGTGATCTCTATCGCCCATGCGATGAGAACACCACCAACGCCAACGCCGCCTATAAATGAGGGCCAACTGATTTCGCCGGTGTAGACGTTCAAGGCGACCGTCGTCAACATCACCAGCAAAACCCACCGCCACGGCCCCGGGCCGCGGTCGATCGGTGGTTCGTTCGGGTCATGATCGATCGTGTTCATCAGTAGCAAGTCGTGCTGTAGCTGCTTGGATTTCCGCCAACAAACGTGCTTCGTGGCGTCGTGGTGCAATTGACCGGGCGGTAAGTGGACGCGGCGCTCTGCTGCATGCTGGCGCCCGCGGCGGCGAACCCGGCGGCGCGCTGGTAAGCCTGTTGGTGGCTCTGCTCACGCTGCGCGGTCTTCATCATGCGGCATTGGGCGTAGGCCTGTGTTTGCGGGGCCTCCCCAATGGACCGGCAATACTGGTCGTCCATCTGGGCCAGTTTTTCATCGCCAATCATCGCATCACCAATCGGCGTCCCTTGGCACGTCGATAATGAAATAGCCGCGCAGAAAGCGGCCACCAGACGTTTCATGTGTCTTCCCCAGCTTCAATTGAAGCGGGAACTTTACCCTAGGAAATGGAGAATGTCATGCCCAGAACTGGCGGTGTTTACACACCTCCCGCCGGCACCTATGGCGTGCCGAATACGACCATTCAGAGCGTACCTTACAACACGCTCGTCGATGATCTGGCCTTGGACGCGAACAACGCGCGACCGGTTACGGCCGGCGGTAGCGGCTCGACTACGGCAGCCGGTGCGCGTCTGAATTTCGGCATCGGCTACTACGACACGCGCACGAATGCCGTCGCCGCGACCATTCCGGCAGGTATTTCGGCCATCGCAACCGACGCCTATTCAACGAGCGTGCCGGCAGCTAAGGCCTTCTACGTCCGGCATGGCAGCTCCACGCCTGGCGGATTCCAGACAACAGATGGCGCATATTGGAAGCTTGAATCGTCTGTGGTGCAGCTTGAGATGCTCGGCGCCAAGGGTGACGGCATTGTCAGCGACCAGGCGGCCTATGATCTGGCAAAGCAGATTGGGCGCCCGGTCGAACTGGTCGAGGGCAGGACGTACCTTGTCACGGACAAGACGAACAACGGCCTTGAACTTCGGGGCCGCGGCAAACTCGTCACGGCCATCACTGGCGGCCAGTGGCAGCACAGCACGTATGCTGACCAGGGCATTGCCTTCGGGCGGGAATATCTCGCCTCTGCCTATATGCGCATGCGCGCCGGTCAGTCGTCGTCTGGCGGCACGCTCGGCGTCTGTCTGGCCGGCAACTCGTGGATCTCCGGAACACCAGCGGCAGAGAACGGCGAGAGCGTCGTCACGGTCATGTCCCGCACCTTCGAGGACAATGGGTGCGTGAACGTCGCCTTTACCAATGTAGGCGTTGCCGGCACGCTCTGGGAGCATCTCGACGTTCTCGGTACGGGCGCCAACCCGAAGCGGATTGGCGGCAACGTCAAGCTGCTGATCATCACCTATGTCGTGAACGACGGTGACGATGCGCTCGACATCACCGGCTACAACAGCAATCTCGACTACATGGCCGCCAAGGCGCGTGAGAAGCTCACGGCGATCCGCGCTGACGCAGATGGCACCATCTCCAACCTGTCGATCATCCTCGCCATTCCGGGTTCGACGTGGGACCACCCGAACGGCCGAGATGAGCGCTGGTATGAGCAGGTTTTTGCGCTCTATCGCCAACTCGGGCGAGAGTTCTCCTGCGCCGTCTTCGACGGCTACCGCTATTTCAGGGACTCCCGCCAGGCCGCCGGCTTCTGGATGGACAATCCATATGGAGACGGCCGCGCCATTCACCCCGGCGAACTGATGACTGGGCCTTTCTGGGCCGCGCTCGTCGATGCCTTCTTCTCCCGCAACAACATCGGCTCGATCGCCACCAACCGCCACATCAACCAAGGCGCCATTTCCGGTGTTCCGGCGGCATCCGCGATCCCGACTTCTTATGTCTTCGGGATCAGGCAGAACAGAGCGACTGTCGCACAAGGATGGCCGATGGATGGGCAGCTGATCACCTATCGAAACGTCGATGGGCCAGCTCTGCAGGTTCTCAGTTCCTATGCATCTGGCGCGCGCCAGGTCATGACGCGCATTTCGTCGGCCGGATTCGGCGGATGGGAAGCATGGTCCGGGCTTGCGGCAAACCTTGTGCTCGGAACCAACATCACCACCGTTGGCAGCGTCGAGGCGCCGAAATATTGGCGCGGCATCGACGGTGATTGTACCATCGCCGGCATGATCACAGCCACGGCGGCCATCGCCGTCAATGCGGTGATTGCAGCTACACCTGTTGGCTTCCGACCGCCTCTGGACGTCATTTTCTGGGGCACAGACTACAGCAGCAACGCCAACGTGCGCATGCGGCTGAAGACCAACGGAGAAATCATCACCGAGACGCCGATTTCGAACGGCTCGCTGGTGGCGATCCGCCTCGTGTTCCGCTGCGAGTAAGCAGCAACTCCCAATCCTGAAAATCAAGGTGAACCATGGACAAGACCGTGCCCCGTGGCGCGGCGATCCTGCTTGACTTCATCCGTGATACGGAAGTCGGGCGGAGCGACCGCGCGTCCTATGACGTGATCTATGCCAACAAGCAGCACAAGCTGCCGAAACCTCTCACCTCAATGACATATGGCGAGATAGTGGACGCTCAGAAAGCCTGGTCGAAAAACCACGGATCTAGCGCAGCGGGCGGCTACCAGTTCATGCGCGCTACGCTTCAGGGCATCGCGAACGAGATCAAGAGCATCAGTGGAACCGATGTTTTCACGCCGGACCTGCAAGACCGGCTTGGCTATCACCTGCTTCGCCGCCGCGGCTATGACCAATTCGTTTCCGGCCAGATCGGCGTTGTCGAGTTCGGCAAGAGGCTGGCGCAGGAATGGGCGTCTTTCCCCGTCTTAGCTGGCACAAAGGGTGCCAAGCGGACCGTGGCGCGCGGCCAGTCCTACTATGCCGGCGACGGTCTCAACAAGTCGCTGGTGAAGCCTGAAAGGGTCGAGGCGGTTCTTCACAGCGTCTTGGCGGTAGCTCGTGAGCCTTCTCTTCCAGACACGCCGGCCGTCATCAAGCCCGCACCTGTCAAAGACGGCAACTGGATCGATCGGCTCTTGGAAGCACTTGCCAACATTATCGCCAAATGGAGATCCAAATGACCGCGGTCCTAGTTCGCATCGCATTGCGCTATGGCGCTGGTCTGCTAGTCGCCAAGGGCATCCTGGCCCCTGAGATGGGCGTTGACCTTGCGTCGGACCAAGACGTTCTGCAGGTGGCCCAGATCGGCGCTGGCCTCATCGCGGGCGTCGTCAGCGAGTGCTGGTACTTCTTCGCCCGTCGCCTCGGGTGGGCGCGCTGATGCTCACGGCCGTCCTAGCGCGGATCAAGGGATATGCCGCGGCGGCTATCGGGGGCGCCTTGTTCATGGCTTTCGCTTATCTCCGCGCACGCCAAGCCGGAAAGAACGCCGCGGAACTGGCTCAAGCCAAAAAACAAGCCGAAGCCATCAGACGAAAGAAGGCCTCAGATGACCAGATCGACAGCATGTCTCCTGACGCTCGCCGCGATGAGCTTAATAAGTGGCTGCGCGACAAGCAGCGGTGAATTCTGCGCCGTGGCATCGCCCATCCGCCCGTCCGTCAATGACGTGCTGACCGAAGGAACGCAGGCGCAAATTCTCAAACTGAATCGCTACGGCGAGCAATCGTGTCGGTGGAAGCCATGATCGGCCCAGCCCGCGTCATCTTAACTATCCTGATCGGCGCCCTTATCGTCGCGCTGGCGGGCTTAATCCTCCTCACCATCAACAGCTAGGGAATCTCGCATGAAGGATATTTTCGAAGTCGCTATCGAGGGGGCTAAGGCTCAGTCGGATCTCGATCGATACCTGACGAAGGCGCGCAAGGCAGCTCTTCGGCTGGAAGAGGTGTCAGAGCGAGGGGTTGAACTGGGAATGGTGAAGCCCATCAGAGGCAAAATCATGATCAACCAGGCGCGTGCCGCAACCGGCAAGATTGCCGACGCTGCCTTTGCTCTTGCTGTGCTCCATAAGGAACAGACTATGGTCTGCGCCGAGAATGGATGCGATATTCCGCCTGTCACGTCGGTTAGCGGGATCAGCATCATGGGCGGCGGCGATAGGTAAAGGATTCGCGGATGAGTGAATATCAAACTGCCCTGGTAATCGGGGCGCTCATCACAGCAATCATCGCCTTCAGGCTCCCAAGGGCCTGGAGGTGGATTGCGGCCGGCGCTGCGTCGTTCGTCGCGTCAACGGCATACTATCGCTATGGGCTGCCGTATTACCCAGCATTCACGCTCGTTTGTGACGCTTCGGTCTGCTTGGCCGTCTACGCCTTCGCAAAAGAGCGCTGGGAGGAGAGAATTTACAACATATTCCAGCTTTCGGTGCTTATTAGCCTTCTCTACATGTCAAATGTCATTGCCGACCATTGGTTGTACATCGTATGCTTGGAACTACTCAATTGGGTTGCACTGCTGACGATAGGCGGGACGGCCATATTGGATAGGGTCAAGGGCAATGCGGGCAACCCTTATGGTCGCAGGTGGGCTGATTTTCATAGCTCTGACATTGCTCTACGCGCGGCTCGCCGCTCGGATCCGTGGCACAAGAGATAGCCATGGAAGACGGTCTGATTGCTAAGCTCCTCGGGGTAGCTTCCGGGGCATTCCTCGCGCTCGTTTTCGATCCGCCACGCTCACGAATGGGCTTTGCCAGGCGCACGGCTGCCGCCATCGTGGCCGGCTATATATTCGGCCACGTCGTCCTCACCTTCATGGACTGGCCCGAGACCTATGAGAATGTCGTCGCCGCCTTCTGCACCTCTGCTTTCCTGTCATGGGCAGCAATGGGCCGCGTCAAGAAGCTGGTCGAGAGCTATCGGAAAGAGACATGAACCGCCTTTCGTTGGTCTGAAATGGCCGGTCTCCGGCCTGAGGCGCCTGGATCCGCACCTCGACATTCTTGCCGCCGCATCTCCCGCACTTCACATGACCGTCGATATCCATCGGGTGGTCGCGGCCGAGCTTCTTCACGAAGGGGTCTATCGGCAACAGGCCGCCGCGGGTGCAATCGACGCACCATAGATTGAAGGCGTAGCCGCCATCCAGCAGCTTTCCGAGGGTGTCGATGATGACGGGTTTCTTCATTTCGGACAT